AGGTAGCCAACCTGCACGTGCAGGTCCGCCTGGTACAATCCAGGGTGTTCCGAAGAACGGACGGTTGGTCCTGTATGGTTATTCTACGCTCTTCCGTTACCAACGGGAAACTTGAATAGCTGTATAGTCGTTGACGAAGTATCGTTAGGTATCCATATACTGGTGAGATTGGATCGGGGAAACCCACCAGAGGTGAGAGACGTTAAGGTTATTAAGGAAAGAGTTTCTTAGTAACCTGTGTGGAGACAAGATACCAAGGAGTACCTGTTGATCCTGCTTTACCGTTGAATTGGACAGTAGCATTTGCTCCCGTTGTCTTTACTAGAATGAAACAAGAACCGGGAGAACCGGTGGTTCCAGAATTTTGTGTCCATGCCACACAGTTCACGGAGGAACCGGGGATTAGGAAATTCTGTGTTTCGTAATAGTTCCAACGGAAGAAAATGATATAAGAGGCCTCTATCTCATCATTATTGAAGTAGATAGTGGAAGATGTATCATTAGATGCCATTGTAATTTTATAACTGGTAACAGAGGTAATACCGGTGAAGCTTCCTTGTGAAGGAGAAGATGTCCCTAATGCCTGGTAAAAGGGTATGTTGGGGTTGTCAACAAGTTGCTTCTTATAAAAGGTGATGTCATAGGAGACCCAAAGTTCCCCGAGTGTAGCCGAAGCGGCAGAACAACCCTGTGTTGCCACTTGGAAATTACCCAGGGAAGAGAGGGCCGGATTGGCACCATTCTCTAGGTCGGTATAGAGGAGTTTTGTAGGTCGCTCGCGAATGGCGCATTCGATCCCGTGGAGCAAACCCATGGAGGGCTTAGCTGAGCAACAGTAGTCGGAATTTTCCATTTGTTGTTTCGTTGTGTAGGTGTTGTCGAGAGGGTCGTAATCTGTGGCCATAATGACGGCTCCAAGTTGTTGGGAGCTACCATTAAAGTCTGAAGACGTAGAGACGAACTCAAACACAATACCATGGGGTTCCCATTGGTCATACAAGTAGGCGTACTTAGATAACCAAGGGAAGGTTTCAGGAGCTGAAGGGTTTAGTCTGAATTTGTTTAGATTAAACACCGAAGAAGAACCCGATAAAGTACCCGACGAAACATTTCCCAGAAACTCTCTCTCTGTGACTCTAGTACCTCGATGACCGTCTTTAGAGAATACAGCACCTGCTGAGTTAACAGTAGACGCCATGAGTGAGTTGGATTTAATTGTGTAGTCTCCGTGTCCAAATAATCGTGCAAGGGAGGAACCGGCAAGTGCGCCGAGCTCTCCCTGTCCGACAAAGTTGCCCAGGGTTCTACCGATTTTGGAAGCGGCCGAGTTGACCGTATTCTTTCCAACCAGTTTATTCTCAAGATGATCGATCTTAGATTCGAGACGTTGCAGAGGGTCTGTAATAGACGTCGTATCAACATTATAGTCTCCTTTTCCACGGAGTGTGGGCCTCTTCGAAGAGGGCTTTCGATTACCATTTTTGGTTTTCATGCTTGTGTATTGGATCCAGTCAAGCGGAACTGGACTGTACATGAGTAGCAACTATTCTGAGGGGAGCCGTGCAGTCTCTCGGCATTTTGGTTAGCAAGGAATTATTAAGGTTACCCACCTTTTTGGTCCTAAAGCTACTCACCCAATACCGTCTTAAGGTCACGGTGGGACCTCCCGATACGCCGGGGACGCCTAGTTAAAACCGAGATTGAGTTTACGCTGACGTTGATCTGCCTTTTTCAAGCGCAAACCAAGCTTATGCCTTTTCTTTTCCTCTAATCGTGCTTGAACCTGTTTAGGTTGCAAGGCGTAAGGAAGGAAAGAAAAAGTGCGTACCTCGTTGAGAAACCGATATGTAGGAATTTCCCACAGTTCTGTTTCGTCAGTACCAATCTCATTGATAACCTGGTCAGGAGGATTTGGGATAGTTTCGCCAATTCCCTCCTCGGTCGGTTGGATGGTGTTTTTGTCGTAGGCGATGACCCGGAACGGAAAGTTCGGCATCTCTGAAGGGTCGAGCATCTGAGAGCGCTTATGGTTAGCGGTCTTCAGTAGTCGAGTCAATTCAGAATTGGACAGACGACAAGAAGGAAGAAGAGAGCCCTCATCGAGGTCACCATATGCGCAAGCAAGTGGTGTCGACTTAATAACGGAGTTATCAAGAAATGGGAGCTCGTCTTCTCGATATGGACCGAGGGGACTACCAAGACAGGTGGCCACAAAAGCCTCACGGGATCCAAGAGAGGAAACCGGGGAGTTGCCAACCTTAAGATAGGCGAAGGGTTTCAAAGGGTGATCAGAAGGGTGACCGAAGAAGTCTTGTTGAGCGGCTATTAAAAGTCTCGATGCAAGGGCTCTCTGAGGTTCAGAGTACCTAGGAACGATACCTTCAGGTACGGGGAAGCCGAGGCCTCCAAGGTAAGGGTGGGCATACACGTTAAGCGTATGGCGTCCGAACCTTGTCTGGCGTTGGATTTCCTCTTTGTGGTAGTTGAAGAAGAAGTTCGACATCTTCAGGGGATACATGGCACCCATTAGGGCACCAGAGTACCAGCCGTTGAGAGGAACAGAGTCCTCCCGTACACCACGAGCCGTTTTTGAAAGACCGATCAACAGCCCAACGTTAACAAAACCATGTATTTTGACATAGTCTACCTGATCGATTAATCGAGGTCGAAAAGGGTTAACATCGGACTCTTCAAGATCTGCCCATGAAACACCACGAGTTCTCTCTAAATTCCCCTTGATCCAGTCGAGATGCGATTCTTGTCTAGAAACGTACTCAAGAGGAAGGGAGTTAACGGTGAAGAACCTTGGATGAGAGAAGTTCTTTCCTAAGGAAAGTAGGAACCCGACTTTCTTCCCCGTTTGTAACCAGTTCTCGTACATGGTGGGATTCGCTCGAAAGAGAATATCATCACCGTTAATGAGAACTGGGAGTGTCGCGTAACTCCGACGACCTGAGATAAGGTCTACCCGGATATTATCTGGGAGAGCCCTAAAATAGGTGTAAAGATTAACGATGCACAAAATCGGAAAGGAGAGCACAGAACCCATCAACTGTCCGTTCTTTTGAAGAACGGGGGGTTGATCAGATTCCTTAGGATAGATAAGGACTTGTTCATAAAGGATTTCCTGGAAGTGTTTGATAAGAGGCTGGTCCTCAGGGCGGAGCTTACGGATAATCGTATCTAAAACAAGTTTAGTTATAGATATCTTTAAGCGGTCCGTGGCAGAGGAATAGTCGCCCGAGACGAAATCCCATTCGGAATCCTCGCCAAACAGTTCACGGTGACGTGAAAGCATTCGGTGGAGGATGTCCTCAGAGAAAGGGGTTGTAATCAGCTCAAAACACGGAAAACGCGCTAGGTATTCCCAGAGGGCTTTCTGAAGTGGTTTCGAGAGGAAAGTGGATAGGGCGGGCATGGCCGTTATCGTCCGAACTTTCAAGGGTTCCGTAATACCTCTAACCTGAGCAAAAGGGTAGATTTCCCATGGGGGAGGAATCTGATCTCGGATTTTAGAAGGAAGAGAGGAATACCTTTTATCAATCGGTCGATTGATAATAGAATTCCATTCCTCGAGGCTAGGTATAGGGAGACCTCGTTCCTCTTTGATACCAAAGCGTGTCGGTACCATACGAAGGAGGAGGTTCTCTGTTCCATACCCGAGGATATCCTTGATTTGATCACGAAGATCTTCCCTTGCACCTCCTCTAGCTCTTGAGTAGAGATGGGAGGCATTAATAGATGCTTCGCTAACAGAGATCCTTTTTGTTAGGTTCTTGGGAGCAAAGTGTCGGAGGAAAGAGTTAAGGAACGAACGAAAGTCGTCCAGGTCATCAATCGGTTCAGGGGGTGTCGATAGGATATTAGCGTGTTTGTGGAAGGCTTCTTGAATGAAGCTTTCGGGAACAGGATGGAAGCCCTTTTTAGCTTGAGCTATAGAAAAGGCTGCCCGGAAGAGGAATGAGGCAGCCTCCCCACGGGGGAGTGGCTGGCAAATCCTCCGCCATATCCGGCCGAGTTCACCGTTGAAGAGAGAGTCGTTTGGGGGGAGATTATATTTAACCCACGACGGAGGAACCACAGGGAGCGGGTTCAACAGACAGGAGGCTAATGGGAAGTCTTTCCAATACTTACAGTTAGGGACAAAGTCTTCTATGTTCCAAAGCGTCATCTTGCGGATTGCATGATAAACATTTGGTGCAGGAAGATTTCCCACGTAATCGGGATCTGGTACGCCGGTCGGATCATGACATATCTTCCCAGAAATGTCAATGAGAACGATGAGCATAGCCCGGATTCCGAAAAGGATCTGGATAAACATCTCTGGAACCTCCAAGGGTTCTCCTTTGAATTTCCTAATCTTATTACCACTTGAGGTCGCTTTAATAAGGATTTCTCCGTATTGAAGACGGACACCGTGGTTATAAGGATTAGGGAGATCCAAACCATACTGATGGTATGGCCCCAAGTCTTGGGGGGGGGGGGTACTGTCCACCTTAACAGTACCGGAGGCAACCGGGGAGGTTGCCAAATAGGGAGGGTTTATAGTCGCTACCAGGGACTGATTAGCCTGCCGAGACAGGGTTACGGGAGGAAAATCCGTAACTGGTTGGACCACTCCGAGGAGTGACGAAACGTCCGACCACTGAGCTCGTAAATCTGCAACAGATTGGAAATACTTGTCCACTGCCTTTCGGTACTTTCCGGAGGGAAGGTGACCGGGGGGGACGACCCAGACGGGGTCAGGATGTAGCTGTTCGTTGTAGACGACATCGGACAGGACAACAGTTAAAGGTGAAGGTTTGGGTAAGTGCGAGATTAGTTCGGCCTCTGATGAGGTTTCGGGTCTCACAAAGCACACCCACCTTTCTTTAATGGGGGAGTCTTCTCCTACTGTTTCATTCCGGACGAGTTGTGTCCGGTTTATTAGACCATCGATGTCTTCTTTCAGTTGATAAATTGAAGGGGATCTCGGTTTCATGTTGCAGGTACTCGTTACTTGTTTCGTTGAAG